CCCAGTGCATTGGCTGCCAGCGCATCGGTCGGCACGGCCACAACAGCCGCACGCGCCGACCACGTCCATGCGCTGCCCACGGCCGCCGCTGTTGGGGCGGTGGCCACCAGTGCGGTGGGCGTGGCCAATGGCGTGGCAGGGCTGGGTGCAGATGGCAAGGTGCCCACGGCGCAATTGCCGGATGTGGCCATTGGAGGCTTGAGCTACCAGGGCACTTGGAACGCCAGCACCAACACCCCCACCATTGCGACAGCGTCCAGCAGCAACAAGGGCTTCTATTACAAGGTGGCCACGGCCGGTAGCACCAACGTCAGTGGCATCACCGACTGGCAAATCGGTGACTGGATCGTGAGCAACGGCAGCGCCTGGGACAAGATCGACAACACCGATTCCGTCTCCAGCGTCAACGGCGCAACGGGCGCTGTGACCATCACCACNATCACGGGCAATGCGGGGACTGCCACNAAGCTACTGACTGCTCGAACCATCGCCATGACGGGCGATGTGAGTTGGACATCCGCTGCTTTTGATGGTTCAGCCAACGTCACGGGTTCTGCCACCTTGGCCAGCACCGGTGTGGCTGCCGCCAGTTATGGCTCTGGCGCGCTGATTCCNACCTTCACGGTGGATGCCAAGGGTCGCCTGACGGCAGCCGGCACCGCCACCAACACCCCCGCTTGGAGCAGCGTGACGGGCAAGCCCACNACGCTGGCTGGCTACGGCATCACGGATGCCTTGTCCACAAGTGCTGCCATCGATGGCGGAACGTTCTGAGTTTTCTTCAACCCATCTGCTTAGAGAAAAGGATGCCTGTTTATGGCTCAAGTCATCAAGGTCAAACAATCGTCTGTGGCGGGCAAGGTCCCGACCACGNCGCAGCTTCAGTTGGGCGAACTGGCCCTGAANACCACGGACGGCAAGCTCTACTTCAAGAANANCGTGAGCGGGACCGAATCGATCGTGANGGTTTCTGCGTCAACCGCATCTCAAGGTGAAAACACCTTGATGTGGTCGCAGTGAACGGGAGAGATGCATGCCTGCATTGCCACCCATTTCCAATTTCACGGGCTCGACGGTCACNGAGGGTCANTTCAAGACNGCACTCAGCGATTTGCGCTCTTATCTGGCGGGGCTGCTCGGGACAGACGGAAGCGCTGCGACAGCCCTGAGCACGCTGGGCTCGCTCGGTTCCGGTTACGTCAGCAAAACAGCGACCTACACCGTGGTTTCAAGTGACCGTGGCCGGATGATCGACTGCAGCGGGACTTTCACGCTGAACTTGACCGCTGCCGCCACGCTGGGTGCGGGGTTCACCATCGCTGTGCGTAATTCAGGCACTGGCGACGTGACGCTAGATCCCAGTGGCGCCGAGTTGATCGATGGGGTCGCCACCGTGACGCTCGCACCGGGCGAAGCCTACGACCTGTATTGCACCGGAACTGCCTGGAGATCATCCGGGCGAGTGCTCACCACATCCTTTGCCACAGACGAATACGTCAAGCAGAGTTTCAGCCTGTTCCAGACGTTCAGCTCGCTGGCATCCGGAGCCAGCCGATCCATTGGCTCACCAAGCTACATGATCTGGGCGAGTTATTCCAGTACGCAGTGGTCTCGCGGCACTTACTACACAAACATGTTCTACATGGCTGCGCAGGGCAAGAGTTCTGTGCAGGTCAATGTGGGCAACTGTCGGCACACGATTTGGAACTACAGCACCACCAAGTCGATGCAGATCAATTTGACAGCGGTGATTAACTTCGCGGCTGACGACACCTACGGATTCCAGATCCGCCAAAACGGCTCCATCGTCGGCACCTATGGCACGTATTCAGCCCGGGGTGTGCAGACCTACAACTTTGGCACGTTCACGGTGCCGCCCAACAGCACGGTCACGTTTGACCTGTATGGCTCGATTTTGAGTGGGTCGAGCGGCGACGCGATCTATGTGAACTCGTTCACGGCCACTTACATCCAGTTCGTTTGAGGAGGAGTGATGCAACGACTTTATTTCAATTTCCAAAAAGGGGATGTCCGGCTCGTGCCCCTGGCGGACTGTCCGGCGATCGAGGATGAAATCAGCTTCCCGAATGCGGATATCCCAGACGACGTGACCATGGAGATGATCAGCTTCAAAGCCATTGACGGTCGTCTTGATCCGGTCATCACCTACCCATCCATCCCCATCACAGCAGAGCCACAACCAGGAGGTGTCAATGGCCAGCCCTAAATCCCAACTGAGCCTGATCAGCAACCTCTGGATCAAGCTGATGACTTTTGAAAACGCAGGTGACGTCAACGAGGGCCACAAGCACGCCTTCGATCACCCCACTTTGCTGGTCAAGGGGCGGCTGCAGGTGGATGTGGATGGCGCTGTGTCGGAGTTCACAGCGCCTCACATCATCTTCATTGCTCGCAACAAGACCCATACCCTCACCGCGCTGGAGGAGGGCACGGTAGCGGCCTGTATTCACGCCTTGCGTGATGGCGAGCGTGTGGAAGACATCGTTGATCCCGCCATGATTCCGGTGGGTATCAATCCCAACCACCTTCCCGACTTCATCAAGCCACTGGCCAAGGCCGATCACTTCGCCTGAAGCAAAGATCCGTTATTCACGCCCGCCTGGAGACATCCAGTGCGGGCATTTTGCATTTTGGAGACCCAACCATGGAGAACGCACAAGAACTCGGTTCGCCGCAGCCCATCACCCTGCGCCCCGAAGACCTGGACGACCTGCTCACCCGCGCCGCTGAACGCGGTGCCGAGCGGTGCCTGGCCCACCTCGGCCTGGAAAACGGTCACGCCGCGCGCGACATCCGCGAACTGCGCGACCTGCTCGAAGCCTGGCGCGAAGCCCGCCACACTGCGTGGCAAACCATCATCAAGGTCGCCACCACCGGGTTGCTGGCCGTCATCCTGGTGGGTGCGGCCATCAAGCTCAAGCTCATGGGAGGCACGCAATGAAGCCCCTGCTGAAATCTCTGCCCACCCCCAGCCTGCTCACCAACTGGCCGCGCGTGCTGCGCCAGGCCTGGAGCATTCGCTTCTCGCTGCTGGCTGCGTGCTTCACGGCAGCCGAGGTGGTGTTGCCCTTCATGGGCGACATATTGCCCCGTGGCCTGTTCGTTCTGCTGGCCTTTGCCGCCAGTCTGGGCGCCACCGTGGCGCGCCTGGTGGCCCAGCCCAAGATGCATGAGGGCGAAACATGAGGCGCTCCCGCACCGCTGTGGCGGCGCTCGGCCTGTCGGCCGCCGCCCTGGTGGGCCTGGTGCTGCACGAGGGCTACAGCGACCGCGCCATCATCCCGGTCAAGGGCGACGTGCCCACCCTGGGCTTTGGCAGCACCACCCACTCCGACGGCTCGCCCGTGCGCCTGGGCGATACCACCACGCCACCCCAGGCCCTGGCCCGGGCGCTGCGCGATGTCCAGCAGTTCGAAGGCGCTCTCAAATCCTGCGTCACGGTGCCGCTGGCCCAGCACGAGTACGACGCCTACGTCAGCTTTGCCTACAACGTGGGCCCGCGCGCGTTTTGCCAGTCCACCCTCGTCAAAAAGCTCAACACCAAAGACTACCCGGGCGCCTGCCAAGAGCTGCTGCGCTGGCGTTTCTTTCAAGGGAAGGATTGCGCGCTGCCCACCAATGCACGCTTGTGCGGTGGCCTCCCCAAGCGCCGCGAGGCTGAATACCAGCAGTGCATCGGGGAGGCGCCGTGAGCGTGATTGCGTGGCCCTACCGGCTGCTGGCCCTGGCGGCGCTTGGCATCGCTGTATTCGGCTTCGGCTGGCTCAAGGGTGCGAGTCACGTTCAAGCCCAGTGGGACGCTGCCACGGCCGCGCAGCGACAGACCCAAGCCCAAGTGCAAACCCGGCAGGCGAAAGCCACCGTCCAGGTCGTTACCCAGTACGTCGACCGTATCCAAGTCGTTCGAGAAAAGGGCGACACCCTCATCCAGGAGATCCCCGTTTATGTCCCCGTCCCTGCCGATGCTGCTTGCACTGTCCACCGTGGCTTTGTCAGCCTGCACGACGCTGCCGCCGCCGGTGAACTGCCCGAACCCGCCCGAGATACTGATGCGGCCGCCGCAGGCATTGCGCTCTCTGCCATCGCCGGAACAGTTGCCGCCAACTACCAAACCTGCCACGAGAACGTCGAGCAACTGAGGGCGTTGCAGGAGTGGATTGGCGAGATTGGGGCGGCAGAGCGCGCGCCCTCGCCCAAACCGTGA